CAGGTGGTAACCGGCCTGTTGCTTCTTTATGTTGATGGTACATGGTTGAATATGTCGCAAGGCTGATATTTGTACCGCGCTATGATCACTAACACTGTTGGGTGTTAGTCGGAGCACGGATCACTGATCCAACACCAATAGGTGCGTCCAGGGCTAAGCTATGATGCCCGAATTTGCCGGCTTCTAGTTAGTAGGGGGGCCCGGCCAATAGCGAAAGATTTTGTGTCTGACTTGCATAAAAGCGGCTCCAAGTCAAGCCCCGGTGGGCTCACGGTGTGGGTTCGCCTCCCGTTCGAAAGGGAACTCGTGGAATGGTACCAATAGGGGGGATCCACGGGGTTGCACCTTCGGGTGTAGCGGGGTGCCCGATGAGGAATTAGCCGAGGAATATCAGATCTGTAGTGATGCCTAACCGAGGGAATCAGGGGAACTTCCGGAGATGTGCGCTGTCAAAGGCCCCCCTTCGGGGATGGAGGACTCTACAGGCGCGGTTGAACTCATGTGAGGCTTGAGGATACGAAAGACGTTGCTGGCGGCTGGGCCCCCCGGGGGCTTTTAGTTGGCGTATAGCACTTCCAATCACGCATTTTAATTAACTATGGTTTACAAACATCTGTTCTTTGAGAAAGCGCGCGTGACTAATTTTCACTCCTACGCCGAAGGAGTGGCTGGACTAATGTTCAGTGAGCGAGGCAACCAGGGCGAAATGCCCACAAGCCAGCCAGTCATTAGAGTGGTTGGAGGCTCTGACGCTGTTTCAGAAAATGCCGTTGACGGGCCCTGCGCTAAGGCGTGGGTTGAGGTCAACGGACGTAGTAAGCGAAAGGCCAACAACAAAAAGGCTCAAAGGCATGAGCCAGAGGTGAAGTGTGACGTAGCCTCGGTACATTTAGACCCCGTTGGGAACGGGGCCGGTTCCCTAGCCGGGTTAGCCCGCCATAAAGGGCCCTCTCCGGTGGGAGAGGTAACACCAGTCAAGGCTGACGCTGATAGTCAAGAGAGGAGGAGAAAAGAGCGCAATCGTAAGCGCAAGGAGCGTAGAAAGAAGAAAGCCGCTCAAGAGAAAGTTGAGCCTGTTAAGGCCCCTCCCAAAAGTAGTAAGAAGAAGAAAGCGAAGGCTGATGACGAACGTCGTAAGGCACCAGAAGACGAGGGACCCCCCAGACACCACCAGTTGGTGCTGGATGAGAAGTCCCAGTTTGAAGTGCCACTAGACAATCCTGGAGAGTTCCACGCTGTTATGACAGAAGCGTTGGGGACAGCCGAGAGTCTGGGCTACGTTTGGGCTATCAACCCTATGACACATGCTATGCCCCTTATGAGGGTATGGACCAAGGATGGGTGGATAGTGGGCAAATTTACTGTGAGTGTGCCCAATACCAAACATAGGTACGACATTCAGGTACACCAAAAGTGTTCGTTCTCGGACATTAGTTCTGCCGTCCTGTCTACTGTTGATGATGTGTTACATTTGGTCCCGGGTGATTGTGTAGTGGAGTCATGTCCTTTGTCGGATTTGGAATGCTCTGCGCAGTCGGTTCGGAGGTCAATTATTGAAGACTTAAGACAGGTGTGGTTTGAACAAACTGGTTTCAACTATAAAGGATTTCTGAATAGGTGTGTTGCTAAGTGGAAGATAGGACGCCATGAATATGAGGGATTGCGGTCGGATTTTGAGAACGATTTGCGATCTTCGTGGTTTCAAGAGCTTACAGCACGGTGGAATGCAGAGATTGAAGATGAATACGTGGGTTTGATTGAAACCCAGTTTAAGAGTGTTATGTTGAAACGTGGTTTTCGTGCCGACGAGATCAATAGAGAACTCCGTAAGAAGATCTGTAGAAAGAGGACTGCGCATTATTTGCAGTGGTCTGTGGCGCTGGCGATTCCGGTTGTTGGCTGGATTTACGCCGCTATGTATTTGCCTACTGATCGAGATTTCAGGAGAGAAGTAATCAGAGAATTGGTCACTCCCCAGTCAAGTGCTCCACTTGTGCCCTGTGCTAAACTAGCAATCCGGAAGTCAGTTGCGGCGAGAGATCGCATTCCGGAGCACAAGGAGTTGGAGGCGAAGTACGAGCCTATAGAGAATGAAGACTTAGATGAACTTGTAGAGATCTATGGTGCGACGATCAACGGTGCGCCGATGGTCTATCCTACGAGCCACGCCCAAAACGTGCATGCTGCCTGTTCTATGCGCATGTTACATGAAAGGCAAGTGCAGCCAGAGTATATGGAACAATTCGTTCGTAACTCGAGGCGCCGATTGGACTCGTTCGTGCAGAAGTACGGCGAGTGGTTTACTCCGTTTAAACCATCGCGGGATGAGACGTATCAGCACTTGGTCGTTACCTACGGCGGAAAGAAGGCCGCCCGGATGATCGAGCTATACGATGACGTTATAGAAGTGAAAGACTTGGTATCGAAGTTGTTTTGCAAGCCAGAGGTTTACTTGGGCAAGGATGCAAGCAGCATGAAACCGAGGATGATTTGGATGCGACACCAGATTTTAGTGGTCAAATTCGGATTGTGGATGAAAAACGTCACCGCTGCCCTGTCGAAGGCTTTTACGGGGAAAATATATTATTCCTGTAAAGCCACACCGCATGATATTGGCGAGTGGTACGCATGGGCGCTCGAGAATTTTGGGTTCCGGTTCGAATCGGATGTGTCGTCGTGGGATGGTTCGCTAGCGAAGGATATGATTGAGTTAGAACGGTATTTCTTGGAAAAGATCGGTTATCCAGAAGAATTCAAATTGGTCTTGGAACATTGGACTGAAATGCGCGCTGTTTTTTACGGACACGAGGCATTTTTAAAACTCAATCTTGACTATGGACGAAGATCGGGAGACTTGTGGACTAGCAGTTTTAATTCATTATTGAATGTTCTGATAGTCATGGAGATTTTGGAACTCGATTGGGATAGCGAATTTGGTATCATGGTACTCGGCGATGACAACTTGGTAGCGTTACCGACGCGCGTGGACACAGCGCTTATTGAAAAGCGCTACAAGAACTTGGGCATGAAAGTGGCGGTTGTGGAAGATACCGATCTTGGTACGGCTTCGTACTGTTCCGGATTGATGTATCCTGTAGGAGGCCAGAGAGTCTGGGGCAATTTAGCCTTTAGAAGTCTGTGCAAATTAGGCATTAATCACAACAACCACTCGGCTAAGTATCACAAAGGGTTCTTGTACGGTATCGCAAAGAGTGGGCTGGGTTCTGCTGGACACGTGCCGATTTTGGGCGCGGTGTATCGGGCTATTATAGCCGATGCTGAAGACCGGAAGGTGAAAGCCCGGTTTGAGAAAGGCGGAAACCCCCACAAGTTTAGGAGTTCGTTTAGCCAGTATCCGTGTGCGGATACTTATGAGTTCTTTTCACTACTGTATGGTGTGCCGATAGTGGTGATTCTGGAGTTGGAGGAGTGGATTGAAGCAAACTTAACTCTGGATCATTTCCCGTGTGTCTTCACACACCCGACGTTCTACCAAGGGCTATTGACTGAGCTTGGGCAAGAACCAGGAGACAGTGCTCCGGCCGATTTAGTGTTTGGGCTGGATCCAGCGAGCTACGAATATGTTGTGGACATAGCGCCACGAATTGAGGAGCTTACGAAGTTAGCTGGCGCGCGCACTGTTGCGGAAGCGGTGGAGAAGGCGGCTTTGTTTGGCAGAGAAGAAGACGAGATGCTTGGGAGTGATGGTGTGCATGAGAGGTTACATAAACTCTTCACACTGACGAGCTGTTCATCGCTCGAGCTCGGCGTCGCGTTTCATAGAGAATACAACCGATGGGCTTTAAAAGGAGCGTCGGTTTGTGCAAAGGCCAAACATAAGGCAGCCAAGAAGAAGGCTAAGGGGAAAGGTCAGGAGAAGGCCGCTTGGAGGAAGGCAGTAGGCAATGTTCTTCGAGCGGGTGGTGGTGCGATAGGTGGTCACTTCGGTGGGCCGATAGGCGCTGGACTAGGTGAAGCAGTCGGCGGGGCTTTGGCGAAGATTAGTGGAATGGGTGCTTACGAGATCAAGACGAACTCACTGCAGGAGAGGGCTGATGTGTCTTTTGGACACGGGTCCATAACTCTTGCCCATCGCGAGTTCGTCGGTTTGGTTTACTCTGCTACTGATTTCACTACGACTATCTATGACATCAACCCGGGGTTGTATGATACTGTCCCGTGGGCTTCTGTCATGTCGCGGAACTACGAGAGGTACGAAATGCTCGGGTTCGCCGCAGAGTTTGTTTCCACAGCCGGTTATTTGACATCCACACAGGCGCAAGGAGTGTTGGTCATTGCGACTCAATACGACCCGGATGCCAGTGAGTTTGTGAATCGCCGTGAGATGGAGTCTTATATGTACACGACGTCAGGGATAGTGACGGAGAACCAATTGCATTTGGTAGAGTGTGCTCCATCGGAACGGCCACTGAAGGAGATGTATCTTCGATATGGCGAGACGGACAGGGATAAGCGGTTCACGGATATGGGCCGCATGACTGTCGCAGTGGAAGGCTGTCCGTCTGCGGGCGTAGTGCTCGGTGAGCTTTGGGTAACGTATCACGTGAAATTCACGTGTCCTCGTCTCGAAGCTCATGGGTACTCAAACGCCTCATGGGCCTGCATAGAAAATGGTGCTTACGATAATAACGACGTACTTAGCACTATTCAAGTTACCCCCCGGGGGACTTTGCCCATCACCATAGGTGCATCTGGATCTTACTACGACCGGCTTGTGTTCCCGCCAGCTCTTGACCATGGCATTTTCCTGTGTGTCTTTTCTTGGTTTGGGTCAGTGACTGCGTCGATGACGCTTACCGGTACTGCTACGAATGCTAGCAAGCTTTCTGTGTGGTGCCAAGACGCGCATTCACTGGCTAGTTCGGAGACCGCTACAGACAACACTTTCATCTACGCAGTTGTCTTGCAAGTGGTGGACCGAGGCGCTTACTTTACTTTCTCTAGCGCTACTTTACCGACTTCAGGAACTTGCTGTACTATTATGATCGCTCAGATGGGAGATCCCTCGCCAGCGAGCCTCTATGCTTCATATGCGGAAGCATTGGAGAGGGCGCGGGGCGTTCAGATCGTCCATCCAACTGTGGCTCACGAGATCCGGTTACTTAACTTCACGGAACCCGATGAGCTCAAGATCGACGAGGATGGTTTTGTGTTACATCCTTAATAGGGAAAAGGTGGCTTACAGCCTTTAAATG